GAAATGTTAGCGAAAAAATGGGGCATGACTACTGAGGGTGTTTTATTATATTTACAACAATTGTTTGCAGCTAATGAGGAATTGCGCAAAATGTTGGCATTGCTAGATGAGTTAAGCAAAAAGAAATTACCTCAAGTACCTTTAGGTCAAACTTTTGAATACCAGCAACAACAATTTCAACGCACTACATCTGCAGCATTTCAAGAGGCAGTTTTGACAGGTCAAGCCCCTAATGTTTTAGGCCAGGAAGTTTTTGAAAGTTTGAGACAAGAGGGTTTAAATAGGGCTATGTCTGGATCAAGTGCTAGATATACCGCACAAGCTGTAGATTATTTTCAAAAATTATTTGATGTGCCGCGTATGGCAGATGGTGGCATTGTAAATCAGCCAACTTTAGCAATGATTGGTGAAGCTGGTGCAGAGGCAGTTATTCCATTAGATCGCATGGGTAGCATGGGTACAAAGGTAGTTGTAAATGTACAAGGCTCTGTTATCTCTGAGGGTCAATTACAATCTGTAATCCAAGATGTTTTGTATAACTTAAACCGAACTGGGGCGGTCACTCAGCTCACAAACTTAGGTAGATAATGTCAGCTGCAGTTTTAAAAGTAGAGGTAGATTTTTCTCAGGGCGCAAGTTTTGACCCAGCTCTTGTGCTTGATGATCCTGCCACACCATTAGATGTTGCAGTATTAGGTATTGTAGCGGCAGATGCTGTAGATATAACACCATTTGTAACTCAAGTATTTATTAGGCGTGCATTTAACAGATCATCTGACTCATTTACTGGTGGCAGTGCTAAAGTTGTCTTTGTTGATCAAACAGGTGAATTTAATCCTGCGAACACATTATCAGTTTTGTACGGCAAAATTAAACCTATGAGAAAGATTAGATTTACAGCTGAATTTAACAGTGTTAATTACAATCTAGGATCTTTTTATGTACAACAATGGGATTACAAAAGTCCTACAGGTTTTGACCCAGCCTATGTAACTTTAAATTGTGTGGATGGTTTTCAATTATTAAATCTGACTACAATAAATACTGTCTCTGGTGGCACAGCGGGACAGACAACTGCACAAAGGATTACAAACTTATTGGATGCTGGACAGTGGCCAATTGGTATGAGAGATATTTCAACTACGGCAACTACATTGGTGCAGGCAGATACAGGGGCATCAAGATCTTTACTAGGTGCGCTGCAGGTGGTAGAGCAGACAGACCTTGGGGCTTTATACATTGATGAAAGGGGCTTTGTTAAATTCCTATCGCGCAATGACATTATTACTGCATCAGGTGGCACATTGACTAAATTTTCAGATCAAGTGGGGTCAGGTGACATCACTTACCAGGCAGCTCAATTTGATATATCAGATTATCAGCTTATAAATAAAGCTGAGGTTACCCCTACTGGGTTGACAACTCAGGTTGCATCTAATACTGACAGCATTGATGATTACTTCCAACATAGCAGAATTAGATCAGGCATTATGACTACAGAGGCAGATGCCCTAAACCAGGCTTTAATGATTGTAGCCTCACGCAAAGAGCAAGGGGTAGATCTACAATTAAACGCCTTGACTGTGGATGCTTATTCCTCAATTGATCCAGCTAGAGTAACTGCAGCTTTACAGTTAGATATATTTAACCCTATAGAGGTTACCCAAACTCTGCCTGCAGGCAATGTAGTAACTCAGAGCGTAATTGCGGGTGTCCAATATGAAATAACACCAAGTAGTTTTTTAGTAACATTTACTTGCGCTCAACCTTTTGCAAGTGGGTTTGTGCTAGACTCATTAGTAGATGGAATTTTGAGTGAAGACAGCTTGTCCTACAACTAGGAGATAATCAATGGCGGGTGCTGGTTACAAATTGTTTAATACTGGTGATGTTTTACTTGCCAGTGAAGTAAATACCTATTTGATGCAACAAACAGTAATGAGTTTTGCAGACTCAGCCGCCCGAACCACTGCATTATCAGGTGTGTTGGCTGAGGGTATGGTCAGTTATCTTAGAGATACAAATGTGGTTGAAATTTACAATGGATCAGCCTGGGCATCATTAGATGATCCTAATGCTATTCAAAACACTATCGTTGATGCTAAAGGTGATTTAATAACTGCAACAGCAGCAGATACACCAGCTCGCCTAGCAGTAGGATCTAATGGCGACACACTTGTCGCGGATAGTTCCGCAACTACAGGTTTGCGCTACACACCAACAGGTTTGAGCAATCCAATTATCAATGGCGGTATGGATATATGGCAAAGAGGTACTTCTTTTACTGTTGGCAATACTGTTTATCTTATGGATAGATGGTATAACACAGGCGATACCAACTTAACAGTTACAAGAGACACAGATGTTCCAACTAATCCTTATTTTAATTATTCTGCTAAATTGGTAGGAACTGGAACTCAATCAATAAGTCAAAAGATTGAATCTGCTAACTCTGCTAGGTTGGCTGGGCAGGTAGTTACTATTTCACTATATGCTAAAAAAACTAGTGGTACTGGTGCCTTAAATATAAATATTTATTATCCATCAGCAACCGACAATTTTGCATCAATAACCCAAATTGGTTCAGCGTTACAAATGTCTAGTAATCCTGGTTCTTCTTGGACTAGATATTCTGTAACAACTGCTGCATTACCTGCTGATGTTCAAAAAGGTTTTGTTGTTTTAATTGACAATGTTAATACTCACACTATTTTTGTTACAGGTGTTCAGATTGATGTGGGTTCGGTTGCTTTACCTTTTCGCAGAGCAGGCGGAACAATTCAAGGCGAGTTAGCCGCTTGCCAGAGGTATTATTATAGAAATACAGATAGTAGCGGTGTCGCTTATCAAGGTGTAGGTCAGGCTATGTCTACAACAGTTGTTGATACCGCTTACTTCTTACCAGTAACTATGAGAACCAATCCATCTACCTTGGAAACTTCAAATATGGCAGTTTATGCTTCAGGTGCTACTAGAAGTGGCGGTACTTTTACTTTGCTATACGCAAATCAAAATACGCCCACAATTAGATACACACACGGATCGGCAGTATTTACAAGTGGTAGTGCGGCTTGGTTAGTAGGAAATTCAGCAAATTGCTATGTCGGACTAAGTGCGGAGTTATAAAAATGGATAATGTTACTTTTTTTACAGATGAATTAAATGGTTTAGTACACGCCATAATTGACCGAGGCAATAATGAGTTTACCTCTATGCTGAAATCAACCTATGATGAAATGATAGCGGCACAATCCACCCCAATTGTTGTTAAGGATGAGGAATAGTTTTACCAATTAACTATTTTTATGGCCACAATAAGAGAACTTACCAGCCCTAATGGTTGGCCAGCTGGTGAGGATCGTAAAGCTCTTGGCATAGAGTCTTTTACTGTGCCTGGTACATCTATAAAGTTTGCTTGTGCAAAAGCCGTTGCACCTTTGCTTGTAAATTTTGCTAAAGAATTTAATGACTTAGTTGAGCCTATTGATATTGGCCAATTAGATGACTGGGGCTACGCTTTCCGTATGACCAGAGGATCTGACAAAGTATTAAGCAATCATAGCTCTGGCACTGCCATTGACTTAAATGCAATTAAGCATCCTTTGGGCAAGTCAAATACATTTAATAAGCATCAGCGTAATACAATTAACCTACTCATAACTAAATATGGTTTGACCTGGGGTGGTAATTACAAAAGGCGTAAAGATGATATGCATTTTGAAATTGCGTTAGATCAAAATAAAGTTAAACAAAAAATAAAAGAGTTAGGATTAAAATGAAGTTAGATGTTAAGAAAAAAGAGATTATTAAGTCTTATCTAAGAAGCGTTGCCGCCGCATCTATTACAACTGCATTAGCTTTAATTGCAGATTGGAACGCTGAGTATGCGATTTTGGCAGGTGCTTTAGTTGCACCTTTGGCACGCTATTTTGATCCACAGGATGACAAGTTTGGCATCAATAGCTAATGAGTGTGAACGATTGGGCAGCTTTAATAATTTCACTTTTAACTATTGTAGGTGCGTTAATTGCCACAGTTAGATGGCTAGTAAAGCATTATCTATCTGAGCTAAAAGATGACGGCAATGG